ACGTGAGCCGGCGCTTGGGCGTGAGCCAGAAGCGTCGGCGGGCAATCATGCGAACAACTTCCGCCATGCTCACCTCAGATGTTGCCAGAGCGTGCCGTCGACTAGCTCGCGCTCATTGAATTGGGAGTACGCCAGAGAACGCACCCAGGCTTCCCGTTCCGGATAGGTGGGGCTTTCGATCTCGCTCAGGTCCGTCTTGCCCACCAGGCTCGCCGCGCTGTCGGAATGCACGAACACCGGACATCCCATGATGACACTTTCCACCGCAGCGTTGCTGCCGTGGGTGACGAGGCAGTGCGCGCCTTTCAGGTCTTGGTGCAGCTTGCGGCCGAACCGCTGCATTTCCTTGTCGCGGATGACCAGCGGCCGGTCGGTGTGGCGCTTCAGTTCCGCGATGGTCCGTTCGGTCCAGCCTTCTATTCCGTGGAACCGCTCGTAGGTGGGTGACGGCTGGGCGATGACGATGTGTCGGCCTTTAGTCTGCCAGGGCCAGAGCTTCACCGGGTATTTCTTCAGCCGGTCGTCGGGGACGTCGCGGATATCTTGGGCTTGGAAGCTGTTGACGTGCCAACGATATAGTCCGCCGTCTTGGCCTTGCGGCAGGTCAGTGGCGAAGACCCTGAGCCACATCCCCCGATCCCAGTAGATCCAGGCCCTGCCCTCCTCCCGCCAGCGGGCGATGTAGGGGCGCAGCTCCGGGGTGCAGCCGACGATGGGGATACGGCCCTTGCGGACTTTGTGGTCGAGAAGAGCGAAGTCGCCGCGGACGACCGCGCCGCCCTTGGCCTGGATGGTCGCGGCGATGCGGTTGAAGAGGTCGAGCTTGAACGCTTTCAGGTGGCCCGGGATGAAGAAGGCGACCTCGGACGGATCTACGCCCAATGCTCTTTCACCCAATCCAGATGCGTAAACTTCGCCGGATCGCGCCAGCCCGGGAGCACCACCAGCGACGCGTCTTCCGGTAGCTTCTCACCCTTCGGCCAGCCCGGTTTCTGAAAGGCGTAGACGCCGCTTTCCGGCCCCGCCGTCCATCCCGCAGCATCGGAAATCTTGTGCCAATACCAGCCTTGGTCGTCGTGGAACTCGTGCTTCGGCGAAGCCTTCACCGCGTCTAGGCTGAAGTCTTCCCAGATATCGGGATGAGCACCGACCCGGAATGACATAAGGCTTCCGTTATATGGGCAGGGGTTCGAGGCGTTCGCCCCTTGCAGGATCACGAAGTCCTCGTCCCGGTCAAATACCTGATCCAGCGGGCCGGTGACGATCGCGTCGAGATCCAGGCACACCACCCGACCCTTCAGTCCGTGGTGGCGCTGGAACGCCGGATCGAACATTCGCAGCCTGGCGAAGCAGCCGGGGATCTGCGTCAGGTGGTGGTCGGCCTCGTTGGGATGGAACACCCACGGCATGAAGGGCCTGGCGAGATGGCGGTGCACGCCAGCGAACAGGCGCTCCACGTATTCCCGGCCGTACTTGGTCCCCCAGGACCAGACGACGACGTTTAGCGTCTCCACAGCACGCCGATGCCGTTGTTGCCGCCGGTCGGGTCGAGGCAGATCTCCTGGTGCCTGTACTGACCCTTAACCGACACCCAGAACTCCGGGACGTGGATCGGGTAGCCCTTCCAGTCCGGGTCGCGCTTCCACGCGATGTCGTGGAAGGCGACGATCCGGCATTGCGGGCCGTAGTTGGCGAAATCCTTGGTGACGAACGGCAGGGTGTGGTTGCCGTCGATCAGCGCCGCATCGAAGGGGCCGAGCGCGGTCACCTGCTCGATCACCTCCGGCGTGGTCGAGTCGCCCCAGATGATCCGCGCGTCATAGCCCCGCCGGTTCAACTCGGCGATGCACTCGGTGAGGCTTTTCTTGCTCTGCGGCCACACCTTGGTTCCGCTCGGCAGGTCCACCGCGACGATCCGCGAGCCCTTCGGCATGGTGTTCGCCACGCGCCACAGAGAGCCGCCGAACTTGGAGCCGATCTCCAGATAGGAGCACACGCCTTCGCGCCGGATGATGTCGCAAAAGCCGTTGATCTCGCCTTCGTGCTGTAGCGCCTGAACTTCCATCAGCCCCTCGCCCAGATCGCCGCTACGCCGAGCTCGGCGCTGATGTAGCTGGTGTGGATGCGGGCCAAGCCTGACCGGCCCAGATCCTTGTCGAGCTGGCTCATCTCGGCGTCGTTCTCGTCCGCCTTGTCGGAGGTCCCGCGCCAGGCGAAGAAACCCTGCGTCCGGTCACCGAAGTGCTGCATCAACTCGGATAGAGGCCCAGCCGCCATCACCCGCTTGAGCTTGTGATAGGTCGCGAGGCAAAGGGTGATGTCGTACTTCTGGTCCCCGAAGGCTGCGAGCGCCTTGGGACCGCTGGTCAGATCGGCGACCTCGAACCGGCTCTCGCAATCGCGAAAGTCCGCGTATGTGTGGCGAGCCGTCTGCACCGCCTCTTCGTCGATGTCGCAGCCGTGGATCAGGGCGGCGCCGTGGAGATACAGGTCGAGCGCGGCGTTGCCCCGATTGCAGCCGATGTCGAAGACGCTGCGCCCGCGAGCGCGGCCGAGCAGATCCGCCATGCCGTCCAGCCGGAAGCTGTGCTTCCCGCGGACCCGCACCTGTACTTCATAACCCGCGCCCGGAGGCTGGTAGCGCTCAACCACTCAAAAACCCCATGGCTGCTTCGTGAACCTCGCCGACTGAAATCTTCTGCATCGCCGCTTTGCAGTGATGGCAGAGCGTGTATCGCCCGCACGCTTCCGCCCCGCCGGTCAGGTTGGCGTGAGCGTCGTAGCCGGTGACTTGTGGGGGAATGAACCCACCGAACAGCACCACGGCCGGCTTACCCACCGCCGCCGCCGCATGGTGCAGGCCGCCTTCCGGGCCGATGTAGAGCGAGGCGTGCGACAGGATCGCTGCGGCGTCCCGGAAATTGATGGTCGCGAAGTGCTCGACGCCACCGAGCGGCGGACCGCTCTTGGGGTGCCGAAACGCCGCGAGGCGATGGCCATCCGCCCTAAATCGGTCGGCCAGCGCCTGCCAGTTCTTGCGGCCCCAATCCTTGTTCGGCGCGACGGACTTCCACGACGGCACGTCGGGCTCGAGGATGATGAAGCCCGCGCCGTAGCGCTTGCCGTTCCGGACCTCGGCCGAGTTGAAGAACAACTCGCCCGGCGTGGGCTTGAAGTCGTAGTTCCAGATCCAGCGGTTTCGCGCGCTGTCCTGCGAATTGTAGATCCGACTCCCCTTGTAGAAGCCGACCCATTGGACGTCCTGGTCCCGCTCGGCGCCCGGCGGGGCGACGTTGGGATTGCCGCGAAACACCTCGGCCGAGTGCTTGTCCCAGAGGATCTTGCGACCATCGCCGAACGCAATGCGCTTGCCACGGGCCTTGGCGCCGCGCGCCATGCCCGTCGCCATCAGGTTGTCACCGAGGCCCACGTTAAACCGCCGCCCTCGCGAGGTCGCGTTCCGCGCGCCATTCGTCGGCGTAGGGCTGATCTTCCCAGCCAGGCATGTCAGGAGCGCCCAGGGTGAAATGCGCGATCTTCGGCTCCACCTCGGCCTTGGTCACGCCTACTAGATAGTTCCACTCCGGGTCGATCTCGCCGATTTGGCCGTCTTCCAGCCAGCAGAAGCGGTGCAGGTCCCGTCCCGGGACGGAGTTGATCAGGTCCACCGTCAACGCCTGGTTGGCCGGGTGATCGCAGTTGATCGCCATGACGGAAGACCAGTTCTTGCGCGCGTAACGCGTTTGGATTTGGCCATCCATCTTAAGCCCCGGATGAGAACCCGGATCGTGGTGATGGTGGACGCAATAGGCCGCCTTGTCGGGGTTCAGCCCTTCGAACAGTCGGGTGACATCCGCTCGAGCGAGGATGTCGCCATCCATGAACAGCGCCCAGCCTTCCTTCGCGAGTTCCTTCACCAAAAAGCGGGCGTTGGCGTGCTCGGTCGCCATCGGGGCGTCGGAGATGAAGTCCCACAACCGCCCGTCGCGGCTTTCGGTCGGCCGCGTGTAGCGCCCACTGGCGATCAGTTCGGACAGGCACAGCGCTTTGACCGGGATCGGCTTGGAGAGCCGGCGCAGAATCGAGCGCCGCGCAACTTCCCAAGCCGCGGCTTCCCGCGGGTCCCAGCCGATCCAGATTGATCGGTGCATCTTAAGCCGGCTCACAGATCCCCCAGGCCCCCAGGGCTTCGCTGACCGTGGCTTTGCGGAACATGGCGAGCGCCGTGTACTCGGAGGCGTTGACCACCTCGACGCCTCGCTCTTTCAGTTGCCGTGCGGCGTTGTCGAATGCCCTACGCCAGCGCTTGAAAGCGCCCTCATGCGGGTTGGCGGCGCCCGGCCAATTGTTGCGCCCGTACCAGTGCGCTCGGTTGCTTTCCTGACAGTCGAAGCCGAGGAGCAGGACCTTCGCCGCCCCGAACTGCGCGGCGAGGTTGAGCGCCTGGAAGCCGGAGTTCCCACCGCCGCCGACCTCGCCGACCGTTCCGAACCGCAACTGGTCTGATGCGGCATGGTCCGGGATCAGGACCCTTTTCAGTCCGTACTCGTCACAAGCTCCGGTCGCGTAGGCCAGCTTCAAGCCTTTGAAGTCGGGGAGTCCACGAACCGATTTCCACCAGTGCAAGTCGCAGCCGTACACCGCATCGGCCCAAGGACAGAGCTCGACGTTTTTCTTGATCGCCAGGACGCGAACACGTCCCTTCAGCAACTCCACGTCCGACTTTTTCAGCGAGGGACCGGAGGCGATGATCGCCACCGCCTCGCCGGTCCAGTCCGGCCATTCAGGCAAGGGCAAGATGAACCCGTCCGCGCCGCAGGTAGGCGTCAGCGGCGTCACGCAAGGCCTGCGCCTTCTCGCCGCCGTCATACTCGGCTTGGACCCGCAACTTGAGGCCCAGCTTTACGGATCCGCGCACCTTGGTGGTCATCGGCGATGTTCCAAGCTCGGCTTCACCAGCCACGAACCGGACGCGAACCGCGTTCAAACCCTCGTAGGTTGTCGGCCAAGCTTCGGCGGGCGCCAGCGCGATCCGCGCGCGGGTGGAGTCGATGTCGGCGACATAGACAGCAGCGTCCAGCGTCTGCTCGACCCCACCGGCATCCTGGTAGAAGACGTCCGTCACCTCGACTACCTTGGCCAGCGGAACCTCGACCCAGGCCGGATCGGCGCCCTCGGCGGGAAAGCCGTCAGCCAGATAATCCCAGGTCTGCAAAGCGAGCGCGCGGCCGGTGAAGTCCTCTGCGTAAGAGGTCACGTCCTCGATCAGCGCCGTGATGCGGTCGTCGTCTTCGTCATGCTCGACGTGCAGGAACTCCTTCATCTCCGTCAGTGTGACGGCGAGTTCCGCCGCGTCGGTGACAAGCCGCAGCGCCACGTCAGAGACCCTTCATCTTCAGAAAGGCTTCGATGCGCTTGACGATGCGGTCTTCGGCATCTTTGGCGTTCTGCTCAATCAGCCGCAGCAGCGGCGCGGGATCAGCGTCTTTGCCGTCGCGGCCCTTTTTCACGGCCAGGCGCCAGTCGTCGCCGTCGCCGGGTTTGGTCTCGGTGTCCTTCTGCGCGATCCAGTAGGAGCCGCCCCACGTCGCGCCTGAGCCCTTGGGATAGGCTTCGCCCGCCTTGTAGACGCCGCGGTCCACCACGACCGGGAAGTGGAGTTCGTAGGTCTCCTGCACGTCGCCGCGGATGAACTTGAGCAACACCGTGCTGGCGTCCACTTGCTCGACGTCGAAGTCGTCCAGCCCGAAGCCTCGTTCGCCCATCGCGCCAGCGACGCCGTCGACTCCGTCGCGCCCATCCACGCCATTGATCCCGTCGCGGCCGACGACGGCGCCAAGGTCTCGCGTCGTGCCGTCCGTCAGGGTGACGACGAGGTTTCCAGACCGATCGATGATGGCGCCGGCCAGGCCCACGCCGTCTCGTCCGTCCGCGCCCTTTTCGCCGGGTTCGCCGGCTTGGCCGTCTAGACCGTCGCGGCCCGGTTCACCTTGCGGCCCAGGTTCGCCCTTTTCCGCAACAGGAAGATCCGCCAGCGCCGCGTCCACGATAGACTTGACGTCGGGAATGGCGACGGGTTCGGGCTGGGGGATGGTTCCAACCATGGCGCGGAGCTCGGCGACTTCGGTCCGTAGCGCCGATGTCTGTTCATCCACATAGGCGCGCACCGCCTCCACGATCTCTTGCCCGAACGCCTTTCCGTCAAAGCTCATCGCAGGCCCTTTCGGATGGTGTTCAGGGCGTGGAGCGCCTGGAGTTCGTCATCATTGGCCGCGGCGGGGTCAGCCGGCGGCGCGGCGGGCGCTGGCTCTGGCTTGGCGGTCCCGAACGGGTCTTCGCCCGCGTCGCGCTTGGCCAGCGCGGCGAGGGAATAATTCTGCTGTTGCAGATAGGCCGCGTCGCCGCCCTCGACGGGGGTGCGGTTCAGATCCGCGCGCGCCTCGTTGGGCTTCAGCAGCGCACCCTTGACGGCTTCGGCGAGGGTGCGGATCTGCGACGCCTTGTCCATGCGCAACAGCCCGTCCAAGTCGAATTCGACGCCGTAGACCGTCCCGTCCTTTTTGACGCCCCGGCCGATGCCGAGCCCTTCGTCAATCAGGGTTTCGGCGTCTTCGAAATGGCGTTGCAGGCAGCGGGAATAGTAACCCTGCGCCAGCGCCTCGACGTTGTTGTTCAGCGGCTCTGGGCCGACGCCCACCATGTAGGCTGGGACCTTGAAAATCCCGCAGAGCTTTTCGTCGGTCCACTTCAGCTGCTCGATCAGCTGCGCCTCTGCGGCGGTGATCGACATGGCTTCGTACTTGAGGTTGTCACCCAAGACCGCCACGCGGCCGGCGTTCTCGCCGGTGAAGTTGGCTTCCCAATGTTCCTTCAGCCGCTTAGCGGTGTCGTCGGAGATCGCGCCGGGCGCCGTGAGAATCCCGCCGGGCTTCGACCCGTTCTCGAAGAACCTGGCCGAGTTGCGCAGGATGGCTTGACCGGCGCCCACCAGCAGGCCCGCAGCATACAGCGGCGAGAGGCCAACCAGAGGGTGATAGAAGCAGTTCCAGCGATCGTGAATGACTTCGCTGGCGGGGACACGCACCTGTTCGCCAACGCCCGAAAGGTAATCGGAGCTCAGGTCGTAAAACACCTCGCCGTTGGGGGCGACCAGCGGCTTGACGCGAGACCAGTCGAGCACGTGCCAGCCGACTACGAGGCCGCGGTTGTCGCGCTCTTTCAGGACGATCGTATTGCCGCGCGACTGCTTGGAATTTTGCCAGCACTCGAAAAACTGATTGTGCGTCTGGTAGTGGTTCGGCTTGCGGAGGACGGGGGAAAACGCGGCGCTCTCGACCTCGGACCAGACGTCATTCTCGCTCTGCGCCATCAGCTTGACGCGCAGCTTGGCAAAGTCGCCGCTGATCAGCGAGATGCACGAGAAGACGGTGGGATTGCACAACCCGTCTTCGACCGTGATTTCGCGGTTCCGCTGCCAGGCGCCCGGGAACGGCTCCCTTATCAACGGCCACCAGCCGCGCGAGGTGTCCACGGAGGTCAACGCCTGCGCCGCCTTAGCGCGCGTGATCTCCAGGCCGAAGATGCGCAACGGTTATTCCTCAGCCTTCAAGCGGCGAGTTCCGTAAAAGCGGCGTGGCGTTGAAAGCGGCGCCTCCGATGCGGGCTCAGCTGCATCCTCCGTCGCAGCCAGAGGCTTCGTCTCCGCGACTTTGCGCAACGGCTTCTCGGCCGGCGCGTCCTGCGCCTTGCCCTGCTTCTTCAGCCAAGTGGCGTCCGTCGGCGTCGCGTTGAACTTCGCGCCTACGGCGACTTCCTTGCCGCCGTAGTACAGCGGCTTATGGATCACGACGAGTTCGGGCATGACGCCTCCGAAAAGGGATGGGGCGGGATTGCTCCCGCCCCTAAGTGGCCGAGCGGGAAGGCTACTCGGCGTACTTGGCGTTCTGGATGAAGCCGACCGCGGTCGATCGGCGCTTCTTCCAGGTGACCATGCGCTCCGCACGAACACCGACCATGTTGTGCTGCCAGAGCGAGGTCAGCACGGTGGAGGCCGTAGCCGGGCTGTCCGGCGCCGTCTCCATCTGGATCGAGGCTTCGCGCGAGGCGTCGATCATCACCTGGCCATCGTCGGCCAGCAGGATGTCGCCCTGCTTGGCCAGGATGATCGGATAGCCGTCAGTGGGCGAGCCGCCCGTCGCCGGCAGGTTCTCCGAGGTGATGACCGGAACGCCCATCAGCGAACCGCCGGTGATGCCGATGCCCGGGAACTCGGAGGTTCCAAGGCTGGTCTGCATCAGGGAGATCCGCATCGCCTGGCGCTGGGTCATGATCAGCACCGCGTCGGTCAGCGACAGGTTGTCCTCCAGGAGATCGGAGAACAGCGAGCCGATGTCTGCGCGCAGAGCCGCGGCGGTGGTGCCGGTGGCGGTGACCGGGGTCACGCCGTTGGTCACGGAAGCTGGTGACACGTCGTCAGCGGCCTTCGTCGGGTCTACGAACTGGCTGTCCATGAACTGAACGATGGCCTCGGCGAGGTCCTGGCGAACCAGCATCTCGGCGCTCGGGTCGGACAGGCGAACGAGCTCATCCGTCAGCACGATGATGCCCGCGATCTTGTTGTGATCGAGGGTGATCGAGTCGAACGCCAGCGAGCTGACCGGCTTGACCTTGCCTTCACCGACCCAGCTCACGGTCGAAGCGCCCGTCTGGCGGGGGATCTTCACCTTGAACGGAACGCGACGCAGGCTCAGGCGGCCGACGATGGTCATCGGACGCAGGTACTCCACGAACTCCGAGGCGAGGTTCGTGTATTGCACCAGCGGCGAGGCCCAGGTGGTGTCGGTGGTGTTGCCGGCGGCAACCGCGGTCTTGATAGCGTAGTGGTTGGCCGGTTGCAGGACCTCGATCACCGAGGGCGTTTCACGCACCCAGCGCTCGTTGCCCTTGGCGATCTCGAACGCCAGCGCCTCGTTGCCGCGCGCCATGGCCAGGGCCTTGACGTAGCGGGTGAAGCCGATGCCGGGCTCGAGTTTGGCCGGAGCCGCCTTGACCTGGACCGGCGCGCGGCTGGCGGCGCCCTTTTGGGCGTCGGAGCCGTCCACCGGAGCGGCCTGCTCCAGGTTCAGCGTTTCGAGCGACTTCAGGCGTGCAATGTGCTGGTCGACCGCCTCAATGTCCTTCTTGAGGTTGTCAAATTCTTCCGTCTGCGCGGCGTCGAGGGTTTCGCCGGCCTCGGCCGACTCGTCCATGATCGCCTTCATCCGGGCGGCGGAAGCGGCGCGCGTGGCCTCATAGGCCGCACGCTGTTCAGCGTAGGTCTGCATTTTCGGGGTCTTTCGGGGATGTGCGGACAGCTGCGCTCAGCGCAGGTGGTTTATCCGCCTAATGACGAAGGGCGCCCCGTCGCGGGCGGTTTGGTTCAGCTTCGCCACATGGACCGTTTGGCCTGACGCGGCCGGGTCCGGGGCTTGCAGAATATCGATGAGGTCGAGGTCTTCCCGGCCTTCACACAGCGACTTCACATTGGTGATCGTCGCCTGAGCGTTGGCCGGAATGGTCACGGCCGAGAGCTCCATGATCTCGGTGGACTTGAAGAGGAGGCCGCCCGTCTTCAGGCGCTCCACGCCGTCCTCCAGCACGCGAAAGCCGATAGAGACCGCGCGCACAAGGCCCGCCTTGATCTCGCCCCAGGCCAGATCCACGCGATCCTTCAGCAGGCCCGGCTCGTGAATGACAGGGATCTCGGCCTCGAACTCGATACCGTCCGCCGTCGCCTTGCCGAACCTGACCAGGCCGATCGGGCGTTCATGGTCGTGCTGGTGCAGCAGCGGCAGCGGATTTTTGAATTTAGCGCCGAGCGGGTCGACGATGTCACCCATGCGATCCACTTGCGGCGTGGTCGCCCAGCCGGTGAAGGTGCGCTTGTCATCGCTGACCGCGCGGACTTCCATGAGCGAATAGGCTCGGTCCATGGATCGGGCCTCCTATACGAAGATCATCTGAAATTGCGGCTTCGGCGGTTCGCCGCCCACCGCGGCGCCCAGCGCCATGGCTAAGGCGATTGCGGCGTCGATCTTGTTCACCGACCGCGTTTTCGCCAGCCAGTGGTTCCCCCAGCGGTCTTCCTCGATCACCGCCGACATCATCGCCGAGATCAGCACCGGGTTGCGCTTCAGCCGGATGCGGCGTTCGAGCAGCGCGTCTTCCAGCAGCCGCACCGAGCCGGGCATCCACAGCCCCTCGCCGCCCGGCTGCAGCGGCTTGCCCTTCTTCACCCCGCCTTGCGGATGCTCGGCGAAGTTCAGCTTCAGGCCGAGCTCGTCCACCTCTTCCTCGAAGCGGCGGAAGGCGTAACGGTCGTAGGCGACCACCTGCACGTCGAAGTCGCGGTCGTATTCGGCCAGCGCCTGGGCGACGTGGCGGAAGCTGATACTCTCGCCGGCCGGGGCGTGCAGATGGCCCTCTCGGACCCAGACCGCGTAGGGGATGCGGTCCTTCAGTTCCCGGCCCGGCAGCGTGTCGCCCGGCGTCCAGGCCTCCACCCAGGCGTCGAACAGCGGCTTGCCGTCCGCATCGGTCCCGGTACGCACCACGCAGCCCAGCGCGGTGATGTCCCGGTTTTGCGACAGATCCAGGCCGAGGAAGACTTGCTCACCTTGGTGATCCGCCGGGTGGAAATCGTAAAGGCAGGGCTCCAACGCCGCGCGGGACATCCACGCCGTCTCGGCGTCGGTCCAGACGCAGAAGTGAAGGCGCAGGATGCCGTTCAACTGACCCGGGATCGCCTTGGCTTGGGCGACCGTCTCGCGAAGATACTCCTCGGTGATGGTGACGCCGAGCAGCGGGTTGGCCTTGATCCAGCAGGACGGATCGTTGAGAGGGTCATCCCCGTCGTCTAGGCTGCACACGTAGGAAAACGACGTGTCGTCAATGATCTGGCCGAGGAACGTCGGGTCGGTTACGGCGTCGATATTGCCGGCCGCGACCTTTACCGCGTGCTCGTGTTCTTCCCAGGCGACCGAGTTCCGATCCGTCCCGGAATTGGTGATCATGAATAGCAGCGGTTCGCGGCGGAACTTGAAGCCGCGCTCCAGCATCTCCAGGATCTTCCGATCCGGCAGTTCATGGACCTCATCGGCGAGCACGAAATATGGTCGCGGACCCGAGCCGGTCTTTCCGGTGTCTCGGGAGACTGGCCGGAAGAAGCTCCCCGTCGCGTGATATGCGATGTTGAACTCGCGGCCAGGCCCGCCCGAGAACTCCAGCCGCTTAGCCAGGGCCGGCGACTGTTTCACCATCTTCACGGCGTCGGCGAACAGGATGCCCGCCTGCTCCCGCTTGGCCGCGGCGGCGTAGATCTGCGCGCCGGCTTCCCCTGCCGCCGTCATGCCAAACAGGCCGATGCCGCCAGCTAGGGGTGACTTGCCGTTGCCCTTGCCTTGTTCGATGTAGGCGCGGCGAAACCGCCTTCGTCCGTCCGCCCGCTTCCAGCCGAACAGGTTGCCGACGATGAACGCCTGCGACGGGTGGAGCTCGAAGGGCTTACCCTCGAACTGACCCTCGCTGAGCCTGAGCACACCCTCGAAGTACCCGAAGGCGTCGTCTGCGGCATCATGGTCGAACCATATGCCGTCCGCGCGCTCAAGGTCAGCCAAATGCCGCCGACAAGCGTTGCGCACATGCGGGCCGGCGATGATCTCGCCAGCAACGACAGCGCGGGCGTAGTCGCTAGTTCGGTCGGCCGAAATACCGATCGGCCGGGTCTTCGTCATCGCCATCCGGCACGCTGACTTTCGTTTCGTCCACCGGCGTGGCGCCCAGCTTCGACAGGATCGCGCTGTAGGTCTGGATCTGGTTCACGCCGACGTCGGCGTCTTCCATGCGGACTTGAAGAATGCAGGCGAGCCGCAGAAGCGGACGGTGCGATCCGTTCAGCCACGGCAGCTCCGCGCGAAACTCTTCCCAGGCCGCACACTGCGCCTGAGTCATCGTCGCGTAGGGCTTGCCG